ATCAGATTTACCGAGAATTTCACAATCTAGGGACAGGCCTGCGGATCGCGCTGCAGCATAATGCTTCTTGATGACACGCTCAAAGGCTTTGAACGCTTTGTCAATAAAAGGTGCATTAGCATAACTGTCCTGCGATTTGAAATCTCCACAAATTGCAATGGCTGAGTACTTGCGCATGTCGTCTCCACTGATGAGCACAAGAGGGCCCAAATGTTTCGAATATCCTTCGCTATACCGGGCAAGTTTGGTATTATCAAAGGATGTGAGGTGGAAAAACATCTGAGTCATCTTTTTTGAATCCTCAGCTGGGAGACCGATGGCAAAGCTATTGGTGATGTGATTGGCAGTCAAATGAGCATAAGACATGCCAAACAACATTTTCCATGCAAGCTGTTTGTTCATCTGTTGGCACATGAGCAGGCGTCCGCGACCTTCTTTAGTCTTGGAAAACTTGCTCATCTCATCGGGTTTCAAGCTCGTACTAGTAAGCCAAGGGGGAATGTGACCAGATTGCATCATGTCAAACCATTCTTTCAACTTATCCACAAAGACTTGCTTCGGTCTAAATCGATGGGGGTGACTTGCATACTGATCATACGCTTGAACTTTCTTGTGGTAACCATACAAAGCTTGCGCATAAATGCCTGCTGATGTGTCGCGATCAATTCCACGCATTCCAAAGTCATTGCCATTCACGCTTTCATCCATCGACACTGGAATCAAATAATGCCTATAGTCAATGGGGAACATCCTATTCACTAGCTGGTTGAGAATATCTGACATCAGCGGGTCATCGAGAGAAATGCGATACATTGATCTACGCTTGATGCTGTTGATCAAAATACCATTTCGTTGCATATTCATAGGACCGGGTGGGGTGTTGATCTTCAGGTAGGGAAGACCTTTCTTCGAACACACCTCACGAACACATGGGATAGAAGAATCAGCCCAAGCCGAGTACTTGATCTTTGGTTTGGGTTGCCTCTGAAATGCATGACAGTTGGCAACGGCTACCATACCAGCCAGCTTAGTGTCGGTAGTAAGCTGCGAGGTGATTTCGGTTGCAACCAGATCAGGGCCGAACACATGCGGTCCATTTCCCCATCCACTAGCTTCAATGACATCGCGAATCGCTTGCAGTGATTCAACAGAAATGGGATAAGACACAGCATACGTCTTGTCACTGATAGATTTCGAAAAGTGAATGCCAATTAACTTCCACACTTTGGCTCCTTTGATATCTACCAATGCATACAGCCGTGAACCACAATGTCCTTTAATGGTCATGAAATTGCCGTGAAATGCGACCTTGAAAGAGTAGGCTTCGCGTCCACTTTCAACTTCATTCAATTCATTGTAGGACAAGATGATTGATCCAGCCATAACGGGGCGATTCGTACTTGCTGACGTTCCATGCTCATCAATAGAACAAATCTGATCATCATCAAGTTCGGGACATGTAAGAGAATAAGCACCAAGAGCTCCGTCAGCTAACGACTGGTGTTCTTCTTTACTCAAACAGTATGGGGCAATGCTAGGCAGATTCGGTAAAGTCTTGTCTTGGAAAGATGAAACAATGTAGATGTAACACGGTTCTTGTCTCTTTCCGTCAGCACCAGCCGTGTGAATGACATGGAAATCCTTGTCCTTCTGAAGATGATACTTCTTGCGGCGGTGAACGAGTGTCAATTTGTGACCATTCCGAACATACCCTGGGTGAGTGAGGTAATGAGCTGGAAAAGTGATGATATTTCCTCCCAGCGCATATCCAAAACCTTGCGCCAATTTGCCACCATACTCAAATTCGATCAGCACTTCACGGCCAGAATCTTGTGATGCGTTAAGAACATCAACAAGGGTGCCGTGATGGGCTTCCGGTACAAGCAGTTTGAATTCTCCTCCTTGTCCTGCACTAGCAATAAGATGCGTAGACGGCAGAGGGCGAGTGTGTGCACGAGCGCGAGTGTAATTCTGAGCCTCACTTGTCACTTCTGACATTGACGAAAGGAATTGAGTCAAGCCGAGAACAGAACCGAGAGTGACCGACCATTTATACCTCATAATCATGGAGGCGGTTTGGTCAATCATATACCTAAAATTGGATTTGGTCTTTCTCTTTTTGATTCGATTGACCCATTCTTTCGTGGCTGCCTCATTCAACAACTTATTCCAATGTTCAGTCCAATGGGGGTTCACGTCAACAATATGCTTACGAACCGTTTCAGCCAAACGTTCTTGGGCGTCAATGAAATAGGTCCATGCTGTCTCACGAGTCTTAGTGATAGTAGCAATGAACACAAACGGGTTAATGTCTGAAGGTGACAGCGGCGGGCCGGGGTATGAGTCAATAAGGCCCTGAATTCGTTTAACGCGTGACCTACTAGAGCGTGGTCCAAAAACTTGAGGTAGTCGACCAGTCATAACAAGTGCGGCAACATAATCTCCGAGGTGAAGTGAAGGATCGTCCCACTTTGTGATACCCATGGAAACTGAATAAGCACGAAGAAATCCTTCATAGAAAGTGCCTAATGTGCCTTCACAAGGTATAAATCCTTTTTGGACACCCTTGCACAACCAATCCGCTTTCACAATGTAGTTGGTGAAAGTCTCCGTCTGAAACATTTTTCTATACGTGTGCATCTCTTTGACAAAGCCGTGAAATAATCTGTCTGGTGCTCCGTCTTTCATCTGAAGTCGATTAGTGGCAGACAAATAAGCATCATCATCGGTTTTCATCTCCGATAAATACTTAGACAAATATGTCATAACAGAATCAAGGTCAGCTAATGGAATGTGCAAATAGGACTCGTATGGTCCAGGCTTGGTCCGGTGGGAGCTAGATTCGCTAGCGCTGGCTTGTAGTCCAAGATGTTCCCAGAACATGCTCAAACAGGCGGTAACTGTGTTCAATGCCAACCAATACTCGGGGCAGATTGCAACACCTATAGGCATATGCGACATCGTAGGATGAATGTCGGTAGGATACGAACGAAATAATTCTGTCAATCGATGAGAACCAAGTCGGTTAATCATTTCGGGTTCTTTGACGCCAATCTTCATTTGATGCACGATTACAGCTAAATCCCTAAACCCTTGAGATTCAATTCCATCGACCTGCATGACATTCAACATCAAAGTCAGTTTTTCGTGAGTCCAGCGACATCGTGGAATGTGGCCTGATTCATGGGCAATTCGTTGATGGTGCTTAGCTTGTTCATGTTCAAATTTCTCTTTGTCAATAAACAGCCAATGCCATTGCGGGTTGTTCGGGCGTGAAATACATGTTCGACAATGAACAGCTCCATACTTAGAAATTGTCTGAGTGACTTTCGCTTTATCAAACAACTTGTATGAAAACTCTTCCATAAATCGATCGACTTCATGCTGGTCGGATTCTCCAAAGTCGGCGGCAAGTCCACGAGATACGGACACCTTACGAAGTTCATTAACCAAATTCATAGATTGAGGCATAGCCGCGTGAGCAACTGCAGCTCGGCGAGGATGGCTAAAATACTGCTCCATAAGGTTAGTCAAACCAATGGTATCGCGTCTGGTGCGTTCATACTTCTTCTGGGAATAAACGATCGCTCGTCCAACTGTACACACAAGAGAAACAAACGAAGATTCACGCTGAAGGGCACCATGATTCGTAGACATATCGATCTTTGATCGTGCGAAGTAAGCGTCCACAGCGCGACGGGCGATTTCATCTGCTGTCTGTTGGCTTTCCGGGATGTCGCGCACTCGAAGGTCTTCCTTGATAGTATCATAATACTGGGTGAACATTTCAGCAGTGCGCTTCAAAGCTTCTTGGATAACGACCACATGTCCATCCTGTTTTCTCGTGAATTCAGGAGCTCCATACACCTCAATCTCCATACCAGTGGGTCCTGTAAGACGGGCGAGCAAAGCTTGAGGATTAGCAATGTCGTTAAGCAATTCGGGAGCCTTGTTCGACGTATAAACGACGAGGCCTGACGTGCAGATCTGTCCTTTTCGATCAACCTTGGCTTGCGGGGTAACAAACTGACTTTCTCCGAGTACACGAAGCTGGTCCATAGTTCCGGTTCCTTTCTGTGACTTCAGCTTGGTTCCAATATCTTCGACAATCATCGAGAATTGGCCCCAGTATCCGTCCCAAAAGTCGAGTCCTTCATTCATGACGTAAACGTCATTTTCCGACAAGCCCATAAGCTTGTGGATACACTGAACGAGAGCGCGGGCAATGAAATCTTTTCCTGCTCTGGACATTCCTTTCAAATATACAGCCACAGGGATGGGTCGATTGTACGTTCCTTGCACGCTAAGATCAGCTGGAATGTTGTCCAAGAACGCTTTATGATGCTTCAAAAACATGTTACGACACGATGTGTTGAACTCATGAAGAGATTCCATAATCAAGTCACAACGACGCTTGAGCATCATGGCGTCACGGGTAAATTTCAGGCGATCATTCGTTCCTTGAACCTGTGAGCGCGAAATGGCCCACTGGTTAAAACGAATTAAATCACAAACGAGGGCAGTCAATGCTG